CCAGGTTGTAGAATGCTTTCTGGCGGCCCCGAAGGGAGCTTGCTCCCGCAGTAGTGGTCTGCACCTCCACTAGCCCTATATGGGGTTTAAATACATGTTGGTCAATTGCTTACATACACCAACTGAATCTTAGTGATTGCAGGATTGGGCGCCCTAAGCGTCTGCTTCCACATTGTATTCGACTAATCATGAACTCCGATACTTTTGATTTAGCCGTGTGGACGCCTTTCTCTTCCCCTCCACCAGATTTTGGCAAACTGGTGGTTGAACTTGTGCTGTTTCTCGACCGGGTTCTTTGGTGGGTGGTCTTTGTGCTACCGCTTTTGATTTCCGGGCTTTCAGTGGACTTTTTGGCGGTTGTGGCTCTTAGCGGGGTCGCTTCTTACGAGTGGTCACCAACGTTTTTCTGGGTCGTTTGGCTGCCCTTTGTGGTGTGCCTTTGGGCCTGGATTGTGCGTTGGTTTGCCTTTAGGGCCCTTCCCGGGGTTCTTTGGGCTTTCTGGAGGCGGATCTTCAGGCATTTCACTCTAGGTTGGCTCCTAGAGGTCATGGCTGCTTGGTTCTTGAGAGGCGCTCTAGCCCCTCCGCCGGTGCAGCGGGCGGAGGTTGTTCGTGACGTCCACGTTGTTGGTGGTCACTTAGCACATACGCGTGGCATCGCGTATGCGCAAGCTGTAGGAGTCGCACATGCCGGTGTGACGTCGGGCGGGCTTACGCCTTCCCGAGTTCGTGGTAGGGCGGTTTGGACTAACCGTCTTCAGCATTACCTGGGTGGACGACCTGGTGTCATTGGTGATCTTGTTCGTGGGCGGTGGGTACCAGACCTCCCTGCGTCAAGGTTACCTTTGAGCGCCAACGTTCTCCTGGGTCTTGCTGACCGCGAACTGAAGCTCCTTGGTGGAGGAGTGCTGCCTACGTCAGTTATGGAACACGAGGTTTTTCTCGTTGTTGAGTCAACCGCAGGGCGAATGGTCATCGCCCCGGCACTCCTAGCCAAACTGTCCCTCTATTCGTGCTTTCGACCGCGCACCCAGGATCTCCTGGCCGGCCTTCGGGCTCGAGCTAGGGAGTGGTTTTCGGAGAAGGGCGTTGCTGATTTGGCTTCAGCATTTGTGCTACCTGACACTGTAGCACTGGCCTTCGAAGAGACTGCTCCGGAGAGACTGGCCCGCGGCCGTCTGGACGTTATGGAGGATCCACCCTCTTGTTAGTATGGCCCGATTGAAATTCCGGGGTTGTGTTGGGGGTCACCGCCTCCTGTCGCAACTGGTGTCCTAGACACTAGGAAGGTCGATTGGGCTTCATGCAGCGAGAGCAAGCGTAAAATGAGAACGGCTTACGTGCCCCTTTTGCCAGGGACTTTCGTGCCTACATGTAACCGTTCTTGTCCACACAACGAGGTGACAGCATTGGCTATGCGGTCAATGGGACCAGTGCCCCAGCAGGTCTTTGAACCTGCTTCACCCGGTGCCGTAGGAGTTTGGGAGGAGCTGACGCTCTTTGCCCGACGCTACAGGGACGGGGCTTGGTCCTGGAAGGAGACGGCTGAGAGTTACACCGGAATTCTCAGGCGACGGTACCTGGAGGCCGAAAGGTCTCTTAAGGCTGATGGACTTTCCAGTTATCAGGACTGGACCATCAGGGCTTTTCTTAAGACAGAGAAGAATCGCGTTCCTGGTAAGCCTATGAAGCCTAGGCTTATCTATCCACGATCTCCGAGGTACAACTTGGAGGTCGCTTCGCGACTCAAACCGTTTGAGCATTGGCTGTGGGGCCGACTCAACGGATCTGTGTTTGGTATTGGTTCCGGAAGACTCGTTGCGAAAGGTTTGAACCCGAGGCAGCGCGGCAATCTCATTGCTAGAAAGTTTGGTGCTTTCCGTGAGTGCGTCTGCTTCGAGGCGGATGGTAGTGCGTTTGAGGCCCACGTGGGTCCTTCTGCTTTGAAGAGAGAGCATGCAGTCTATGGGGCTGCATTTCCTGGCGACGGTAGGCT